CTGCTCATGTAGGCCAATGCAATCGCCTTCCAACGAGAAAAGGACCGACATGAATGCCGATCCGAATCGTGGCAACCCGCAGATTTGAAAGAGTTTACCGTTCATTTTTCATGCACAAAGATGTCCAAGCCGCTGTTCGAGCTAACACGAAGATGGCCGACTCTGAACCGTGAATCATTCCCAGTTCGTTGCAAATTACTGCGCTGTAAAGAGCCGCATTCGGGTGAACGTATTTTCCGACTTCTTTCATCCAGCCATGAAGCTGATTGATGCGGTCGTTCGCCTTCTTGAAGTCCACCTCAATAATCTCGCGTACCCGACTCCACGCCGGATCAATGCCGTCTTTAAAGAACGAGTTTCCGAAGCCGGGAATCTTGATTCCAGACAATATGGCCGACTTTAAAGATCGTTCGTCGAATTTCTCGTAAACGAATCGAGCAGGACCAATTGGGCCGTGAGCATCGCCAAGCGTGAGGATAGCGGAAGCAATTGCGTTGGTTAGCTGTGCGCTACCAAAGAAAGCGTTCACCGCAGCGCCAGAGCTGGCGTTCTGATTGTTCCGAGCCGCCATGTCATGCGCGTCAAAAACAGCCTGAAGCAACTCCAGTTTCTTTGGAGTCACTTCTTCCAGCGCAAAGTCGATGTTGAGCTTTAGAACCATTGGGAGAATCCACCGCCGTTTAAGCCGACGCCGACCATACGGATCGTAGCAACCGCGTCGCCTAGGTACTGCATGGTCTGCTCTTGCACAGCCTGAACAGCCTTTGCTTCGTAGGCCACTGCTTCCTGAATCAAATCGTTCTCCTCCTTACGAATCGCCATGACCATCAGCTTGATGGCATCAGGACTCGGCGGAATGAGGTAGTCATTGACGCTCGTCGCGTTGATATGGCGCATCTTCGCCATGACCGTCACCGGCTTATCCTCGTCGTTGTTGCAACGATCCGTCAGGTAACTGCGGCGGTACTGCGGCAAAGTTTCATCAGGGTCGTAAACTGCCAGATCAAGCTCCAGCAAAGTCGTCGCGTTGTACTCGTACAATCGGCTCGACGTGTTGGTTGCCTGACGAATGACGCCGGTCAGCGATATGAACTTCTTGGTCGATTGAACGTACGGAAGAGCAAGGGTCAGCTTCTCGCCGTCGATCCAGACGCCGCCAGACAGTGTTCGAATCCATTGCCCGTTCTGATCGACACCTTGCAGGGTGATGGTCTTGCCGGCGTCAGAAGCGTCACCGGGATAGACTCGGATGAAGCTATTCGTCCCGCCGGACATGTCGCGGTAAGAAACGACGGTGCCACGATCCACAAGCTGCTTGCCGACGCACCCGCCATTGTTCTCTCCGAGCAATCCGTATCCGCTTTCTTGAAACTCGAACCATTGATTGCGAACCGTTCCGACACCGCAGCAATCAGCCACGGACTCGATGGTTTCGATGTGACGCGGCCAAGTGATGCACCCGCCAACCGTGTGGATAGTGAAGCGTCCGTACGCGCCTGCCCACAACCCCTTGTGCAGAAGCCGTCGGCACGCCTGATTGATGTAGTCGTAAACGCGAGGGTCATCGACGCAGACGCCGACTACACGGGCGATTGTCGAGCGAATGTCCTGAACGATTAGCTTCATTTGGTGTAATAGACTCGGCCAGTTCGCTTGATGAAGTAAACACCGTAGAACGGAGGCAGATTGTTGTGAGCGATGTCGCCACCTGTGCTTAACGATCTTGCATCAACATCTGGATCAAGAGTTGAACTTGGGAATTCAGTCGTATTGTTTGTCAACGTATTGGAAGAAGTGCCGCCATCCGCAGCCACCCTAGCTCCATCTTCTCCGCCATGACCAAACACTTTAATCGCAACTTTGTGCGTATGCGCGGCTAATTCTGCAATTATTAGAGCATGCTTATCCTCGCCAGCAATTGCTGTGGACGTAGTTGTGCCAGTCACAGCAACTGAACCACTCGCCGCAAAAGCTCCAACACCGACCGGGAAGCGAGCGTCAAACAAGGTATCAACCATCCACATCGGACCAAACGTAGTTCCTGCCGTAATAGTTCCATCGCCGCCGTCGTACGATAGAAGATCGGTAGTCGTTCCGACAAACATGCGGCGATCATATCCATTCACTACGACAGGATTTTCATAGAGCCAGACCCCCTGATCGTAAATCCACCACTGCCCAGTTTCATCAAGCCAAGGATAAATCCGATTGTTGATCGCCGGAAACGTCGGTCCAAAATTGAAGAACGAGCTTCCAATCGTGCTGTTGAAAACGGCTTGCGTGCCTCCAATGATATCGTTGGCCAAGTTCTGGTAACTCAACGGACAATAGTTCGTCGGAAGGCTTGGAGGAGTAAGCGTGATTAAGGTTAGGTTTGGCATACTATTCCGATGTGTAGGTAAACGGGTTTACGTCGCAAGCATCAAGAGTCTTGCATCCTTCGAAAACAAGGCACTCGCCCACCGCAGGTTCCTGAACGTCGTAAGCGTGAACTCGGATGCTCTTGATGCGGCAATATCCCGTAATTTTCAGGCTCATTTGAACCTCGTACATGTTTCGAGTCGGGGTGCTAATACTCGAATTGCACGGGATATCCGAAGGAGTCGGCAGGCGCATCTTCGGCCTGTACTGCGGCTGGAAATTGACCAGCGGACAAGCAGGTTGGCACTGCAAAGTTGTCGCGCATTCGGCCCAGTCGGCCCACTCAATCCATCCGGGGTACTGGTCGGGTCGATACTCAACATTAAAAGAAGCGCCTCCATCCAGCGAGTCGATGAATATGTCGCCCGAATCAAGCCTCTTCAGTCCAAACGGAATCTCGAAGTTGTAGGCGCGAGTATGGACCAGCCACTGGATTTCTTTCTTACCGGCAACCAAGTTGTTGTCAAACTTCTCAGTCTTGCTGATTTCCCAAATCTGGATAGTTCCGTTTTCGCCGCGAGCAATCGAAAAGCATCTGTCCCCGTAAACACCCTCCGTCTTCAAGACCTGCAACACGTCAAGTCCGGTCCAGATTCCTGCCCACGCGGGAGGAAACTTTTTCCGCATTGACGTAATCAGGTTGAAATCCAAAACCATCAGCGCCTTGTGGACGACACCTTGGGCATTGTACCGAGGCTGTCCGGTCATCAGCAATCGATTGTCGAACACGACCGCAGATCCAGACCATAGCAGGCTTGGTTGATCGTTATCAGCGATGTTCACAATTTCGTTGCTGATGGGCGTATTCCCCGGATCAGTGAACGAGCGACGAGCGATGATGAACGAGCGAACGCCATCAACTGCACGGTAGAACACGTCACCGTTGACAGTAATGGCCGACCTAGCGCCAAGCGCACCGCTGGTTAGCAAGCTGATAGCCTGAATCGGATAGCTCAGGTTTTTCCATGTATCACGATCAACAGGAGCTTGAACTGAGAAGACGTATCGAGGAGTAAAAACTAGGAGCGGACCCTGCCCAAGCGACGTATCTGGATCGCCGGGGACGGCCATTGCTGTGATTCCTCCTGAATCTGACGGAACCGCAAAGTCTCCGCCTTCGTTAAGGAAGGTGTTCTCGGTTTCTTTGAGAACACTGGCTCGCGTGCCATCTCCATAAACAATGTCCGTTGCTCTGAATGAAAACCCATTTGCAAGAGCGTACCAGATACGTCCGTTGACGTAGGCCATTACTCTTCCGCACTTGATTTCGTCGATGGTAGCGCGGCGCAGGCTTGATCCGTTGAAGATCAGCGGTGTGCTAAACCCATCTTGGATGATTACGAAGTTCTCGGCTTGAACCATCCAGCCATCGAGTATGTTCGATGGATTCTGAAGACTAACTAATGCGGAAAGATTCTGAACGCTGTTTTGATCAACGTCGTACAGCCAGACGTTTCCGCTGATCAACATCAGGATGAACGTCGCTCCGTTGTCGCCGATGTATGGGAGCGCACACTGGAACACGCCGGTCAAATTGCTCGAACCGTAGCACTCCTCGGAGTAGCCGTCCGCCGTGACATTGGTTTGATCCGCAGTAACGAGCGTGCTGTCTGCCGTAATCGACAGGCATACGTCGTAATCTTTCTGGATGAAACCGGGTCGAGGAGAGATGAATCCCTGCCGAAAGCTGGCATTGACCGCGAAGGCGACCTGATTCTTGTCCACCTCAGACGGCATCACACCAGCGTCAATGCCACCCTCAAAGGTGACAGACCCATCCGTGTACCGCCGTGGTGCGCGTTCGCTCATGGCTTAAGCCTGAATCCGCTGGATGGAGAATGAGGAATTGACGTTAAACAAAGATGTTTGTGTTGCCGATGTTATAAAAAGTTCGTAGAAATCAGAAATTGATGCTTGGTCTAAAACCTCTACAGCAACAGGAGGCGCGTCTACCGCTGATATGCGGTATCCAACACTGTAAATAGGTGATCCGTTCTTTCTAATTTGTAGAGTTATGTCGTAAGCACCGATACCAAATCCAGTATGAATTATAGAACTTAATCTATAATATCCAGAATTTGCCGCAACAAACCTTCCGGTTGCGGGAGTAAATCCTGATACCGTATCAATTCCAGAATAAGTTACTGAAGGGTAGGTGGTCGAATTAAACGGGTTACTTGCAACGGCGCTCATTGTCGGCGCATTTGAAGTAACCCTCCGCGTAAACGTGACGTAAGTGAACGCTGCCGCGCCTCCCGTGGCGGCGATAGAAATCGTTCCTGCACCCGGCGTAATCGTGATGTTCGAGCCTGCGGTAAGACTTGCCAGCGTGTATCCCGTGCCATTGCCAATGAGCAGTTGGCCATTGGTGGGTACGGTTGCGACGTTCGTTCCACCTTTTGCAACCGGCAACACGCCGCTGATGTCGCCCACTGGAACCGTTGCGACAGTCGATAGAAATCCAGATCCGCTCGACCCTTGAGTCTTGATGTAACCGGATAAAAGCGAATTGAGCGCCGTTGCACTCGGAACCGATGCGTCGGGAGTTCGAACAATGTACGTCGCTGCGGACGATGCTCCACCGGCCACACCAGCCGCACCCGTAGCGCCAAGCGCACCTGCCAAAGTCACAATCGCGTTGGTTGCTATAACCGTTGTCGGAATCGCGTTCGGTACTCCAAGAACGCCTGCAAGCGGGTTTTTAAGCGTTACATTGAGTCCGGTTACGTCCATTACCTGCAAGTAACCGCACCCCTGAACCGAGACAAAAAACTGTCCAGCAGCCGATTCTGGGAGAAACGAAGTTACGGCAAGAGGAACTACGACTGACGACCCAAACGCTGGAACTATAAACGACGCAGTTGTGAAGCTGAACACGTTGACGCCAGCAGCGCCGTTCGTTCCGTTAGTACCCGCAGCACCCTGTGGTCCGGGGACGTTCACGACAACCGGAACGGTATCGCAAGGCTGGCAACAGCCGGTTGAAGAAACAAGTTGCGACGGCATATTTTTCCTTTGCCAGACCGTCAAGTCCAGCGAGAACTAATGCAAGGCCAAACTATGCCAGAGCAAGTGTCAGAGCATCCATTGATCGACCACAAGTACGGGATTCGTTCGCCCGTCAAGATTCCAGACCTAGAACTGGAACTCTACGCATTCCGAAATCGGCTCCAACCGAATGAGGGCGGACTGGGTACTTTCGATCATTTTCGTAACGCCACGAAAATGTTATGGCCGAAGATGAGTTGGAACCCGTGGCTCGAAGCACAAGTCGAAGGTCTTTGCGACCATGACTACGTCGGATGGGCAGGCTGCGGTGCGAGCGGAAAGACTTTCGGCGCGACGCTCTTTGCGACTGTTTGGTGGTTGGCCAACCCTTCCAAAACAACCGTTGTTCTCACGTCTACAACGGCAAAGATGATCCGAAAGCGTATGTGGGCCAATCTTCAGGATCTTGTTCGGAAATCACGCGGATTCCCCGGAAACATGGTCGATTCGAAGATGAGTCTTCAAGCCATCAAAGGCGACGACCGACACTCCATTTCCGCTATCGCCGTCGCCGAGGGCAACACATCGAAGGCTGTGGCCAACATTCAGGGCATCCACGCCGAGCGTGTGATGGTTATTATCGACGAAGCTACGGATACGCCTGAAGCGGCTTTCGAAGCGTGCACGAACCTTTCTAAGGGTTGCCGCGAGTTCAAGATGCTGGTCATCGGAAACCCTGCCTCTAAGTTTGATCCGCATGGACGCTTCTGCACGCCGGCAAAAGGATGGCGCAGCGTAACGATTGAAGACCAGCATTGGCTGACAGAACGCGGGATGTGCCGACGCTTTGACGGCATGAAGTCGCCCAACATCAGCGAGGGCCGCACAAAGTATCCGTACCTCATTACTCAGGATCAGGTCTTGTCGGCTATGCGGCATGAGGGCGAGCAAAGACCTACGTTCTGGAAGTACACACGCGGATTCTGGTCGCCGGACGGCATGGTGAAGACGGTTCTGTCCGAATCGCTGATTGAGACGCACACACCTACAAAAAGTTTGGTGTTTACTACAAACGTCCAAGTCGTTGCCGGTCTTGATCCGGGTTTTGGTGGCGACAGGTGTATCCTTCGCTTTGCCAAAGTTGGCACTGCAAACGACAAGGTCAGCATACTTTTTCAGGACATCATCCAGATTGCTCCCAACGCTCAGCTAACGGAGCCGGTGCATTACCAGATAGCCAATCGGGTTAAAGAGGAATGCAACAAGCGCGGCGTTCCACCGGACAAGTTTGGTCTGGATTCAAGCGGTGAAGGTGGTGGGTTGGCCGACATTCTGACCCGTGAATGGGGTGTGATTCATCGCACTGAGTTCGGTGGCTCGCCATCAACCATCCCCGTCAGCGACGAGGACAGTAGGCCATCCAATGAGGCTTACGACCGCAAGGTAACAGAGCTTTGGTTCTCGATGCGTAAATGGGTTGTCGAGGAACGGGTTGGCGGCATGGACATCGAGACGCTTCAAGAGTTCTGCGGTCGAATGTTCGATGATTCCAAGCGGAAGATATCGGTCGAATCGAAGACCGTGATGAAGCAACGGACGGGAAAATCGCCCGATTTAGCCGACGCTGCTGTAGTCTTGCTTGATCTGGTTCGCAAAACTGCTGTTTTAGAGCCGCGCTTCACGAAGATGGATAAGGTGTGGGAAAAGCTAGTGAAGGACGCAGATTCGATTTACTACGACGAAACGATTGAAGCATGAGCAAAACTACTGGTTATAAAGTTCTGAACGAACACATGGTCATCCCCGGCGGATGGCATTACCGCATTCCCGAGACTGGCATTGAAGTACCCGGAGGATCATGGGCGCAGCTCAATGAGTTTGTCCGAAATCACTACACGGCGAACGCCATTCAAATCCCGAGCAACCTTGACACATTAATCACCGAATATGCGTGTCGTAACGGTGCTGATTGCTCCTACGACGAGGTTAAGATCCACAAGCCGGAGGGTCGTAAATCGCTTCAGATCGGAGACGTCATCCGATTCAGCATGAGTCTTCTCCACGGGCTTACGGTTGGCGGCGGCAAGGTGGATCAGGCGGAGGCGAATCGACGCGCAAGCATCTGCTCAACTTGTTCGTTCAACCGAAAACCACTCGGATGCACGGGATGCAACGCCCGTGTGCTGAAGGATGCTGTCAAAACTTTCTCTCAACACGGCAGCACTCCAGTAGACGAAAGTCTGCAAAGCTGCGAGTTTTGCGGTTGCTTTATCAGAAGCATGGTTTGGTTTCCCATTGAAACCCTTCATAAATTCTCGGACGCTACAGAGAACGAAAACCTTCCGGCGCATTGCTGGAAAAAACGACCATGTACGGAAACCTAGCCCAACTGCCGCTCGAAACTATCAACGAAGATGGCAAAGCGCCTGAAACGCGCATAGCCGACGCGGCATCCGCTCGCGAAATCTTCCAGAAGCTTATTTCTGCTGATGAGCTGCGTAATAGTACGCGAGCCAAGCTGCGCGGTCTGGTCGACGGGAATCCTCCGTACAACCCTGCCGAACTTCGCCGGAACAACCAAGCGTTCCGCACCAACGTCAACTTTCGTGAGTCGGAAGCGTTCCTCACGCTGGCGATGTCCGCCTTCTACGACGTGTTCGCCGAGGTTCCGACCTACACGAACATTCGTACCGCGTACGGTAATGACATGGATAAGCGGGAGGAATGGTCGAAGGTCATCACCGAAGAGTTTGACCGGCTCCAGAAGCTCGACAAGGACTTCGACTACATCATGCAGCTCTCGCAGCGTGAGATGGTCCTTATTGGCGACGGTCCGCTGATCTTCGAGGACAACACCAACTGGCGCTGCAAAGCCATCATGGCGACGGATCTGCTCGTCCCAGACGGCACTAAGTCAAACGTAAGCGACTGGAAGGTGGCCTGCGTTCGCACGCGCATGGGCGTGGATGATCTGTTCGAGAAGATCCAAGACGAAAAGGCGGCAAAAGCTTCCGGTTGGGATGTCGATTATGTCCGCGAGCGCATTCGTGCGGCGATGCCTGAGCCGTATCGCTCAGGTGTTCAGTACGACTGGGAGTTCTTCCAGAAGCAGCTTCGCTCGAACGACATCACGTTTTCCGCTCGTTCCGAGGTGGTGCTGATGTGCCACGTTTTCTACAAGGAATTCGATGGTCAGATTAGCCACGTAATCATCGATGAACGCGACAGCGAGGACTTCATGTATCGCAAGCTTCGCCGGTTCAGCCGGTGGGAGCAGGTCATTCATCCGATGTACTACGACCGTGGCGACGGCGAGCATCACGGCGTGAAGGGCTTGGGCATCAAGATGCTTCAGCCGATGGAGCTAAAGAATCGTCTTCGCTGCTCGATGGTAGATAGCGCGTTTGCGAGGACTCAGATTTTATTCCGACCCCTGAATGCAAATGCGCTGAACAAGACAAGCGTCGTGCAGCAAGGACCGTATGCGATACTTCCGCCAGATTACGAAGTTGTTCAGCAGAATGTTGCTGGAGTTCTGGATGCTCCAATGGCGGTCAATGCGGACCTTGAAAATGTTCTTCAGGGCAATCTTTCTCAGTATCGCCAATCGCTCAACAAGACGGGCAACCCAAGAACTGCCACTGAGATGCAAATCATCTCGGCGCAGCAGTCAGCCATCGGTAAGACCCAGTTGAGCCGGTACTACACTCAGCTCGATTCTTTTTTTGAGGAACGGTACAACCGCGCTTCGAATCCCAACCTGAACCCGATTACGAAGTCCGATAAGGATGCCATCGAGTTCCAACGCCGTTGCCGTGAGCGCGGTGTTCCCGTGCAGGCGATGATGGACATCGACTACATTGAGGCGACTAGGACTGTAGGCCAAGGTTCCCAATACGCGAAACAACAGCTCCTTGGTCAGCTTCTCAATTTGTCCGGTTCGCTTCCAGAGGGCGGCAAAATTAACCTGCTCAAGGACTATATTGCCGCACAGGTTGGCCAACAGATGGTGGACCGTTACTTGCCCTCTCAGCTCCAGTCGTCCCGTACACAGGATCAAGCCGCTCTCGCCGTTCTCGAACACGCCTCACTGCGTCAGGGCAACATGCCGCTCGTCACCGATACGCAGAATCAGATCATCCACATCGATACGCATCTTGGTGCGGCGAACGAGGCTGCCGGTTCTCTTCAAGGTGGCGGTAATCCAGAGGAAATTATGCTCTTCATGCAGGGTATTGGTCAGCATGTTCAGCAGCACATCCAGCGGCTGGCAACCGATCCGTCGCGCAAGCAGCAGGTCGATGCGTACGTCCAGCAGCTCCAGATGCTTGGGCAGACCGTTGAGCAGCTTGGTCAGATGATGCAGGAGCAGCAGCAAGCGATGGCGCAGCAGCAGCAGGCTCAGGCGATTCAGCAGGGTTCTGACCCTCGTACAGCCGTGATGAACGCGGAAGTTCAGGCGAAAATCGCTCGCCAGAACGCCGAGACTATGGCCAACATCCAGCGTCAGAACACGAAGGCGATGGCAGATTTGTCACGCCGGAATGCGAAGACAACCGCTGATATTCAGCGTGCGAATGCAACCGCAGAATCCAACTTGTCGCGTCAGGGATGAAAACAATCGCAATTACACTCAGAGATTCACCAAAAATTACAAGGCTTGAAGAACATCTTAAGGATTCTGGAATTTCAGAATACCAGATATTCTACGGTATAAACGGGCCAAAATCTGGACTTGCGACGACAATTCCATTTGACGTTGATTCACCCGGTTCAGGCTATAAAATTGGACCAACAACACTGGGCTGTACTCTGAGTCATTGGATTCTTTGGAATACTTTAGATTTTCAGTCAAGAAACGGTGATACAACTGATTTTTGGATGGTCGTTGAAGACGACGTTCTTTTTAAAGATGGGTGGAAAAACGAGGTTGAATCTGCAATCAAAGATGTTCCGCCCGATTGGGATATGATTTTTCCGGGTTCTTGTTGTCTTGGTGGAAGGATAAAATCGACAATCAGAACTGGACTGGTTGAGGCTTGGCCTCTTTGCACTCATTGTTATATAGTTAGAAAAAAAGCACTTAAAACACTAATTGAAACAAACGAGGAACAATATGGCCCAATCGATGTTCAATTATATTTTAAGTCATTTCCAAATATGAAAATTTACGCTATCGATCCAAGAGTTGCAGATCAATTTGACACGCTTATTGTATGAGCCAACCATTCAACGGAGATATATTTATTGAGCAGGAGTTCTTAAAATTAAAAGAACAATACTGTTTAACCACGGCGTTTGAAACAGGTACTCACCAAGGTGACACAACTGTTTGGCTGGCAAAAAACTTCATTAAAACTCTTTCATGCGAAATTGATGCAGATAGAGTTGAAAATTGCAGAAAAAGATTTTCCAAAGAAAATGTTCATGTTGAATTTTTTCATGGATCAAGTGAAAAGGTTTTAGATTACACCATTCCGCATCGAGGCGTAGGACACGACACAATCTTTTTCCTCGACGCACACTGGAACTCGTACTGCCCGTTGCTCGACGAACTTGAAGCAATCGCCAAGTACGAACTTCTTCCTGTCATCGCGATTCACGACTTCAAGGTTCCCGGTGGTGGTCTTGGATTTGATTGTTACAATGACCAAGAGTACACGTTTGATTGGATCAAATCTAAGGTAGACAAAATATACAGCTTCAAAAATCGCGGATACAAACACTACTACAACACGCCTGAAAAAGCCTGTGGTGCAATGCGCGGGGTAATTTACATCGTTCCAAAATGATTAAAATAGACATCGAAAAATCTCCGACGTTCATCGTTTCTCTCCCAGAAGGAGCAAGAGAAAAAGAATGCGTCAAATACATGGAATCCTTTGGAATCAAAGCGGTTCCAATCTACGGCTTCAGAGCTTCCAACTGCGGAATTTCAACGGAGTATTACAACTCGGTTAAAAAAGATCGGATGACCGTAAAGTCCATCGTTGCCGGACTTAGTCATTTTTCTGTCTGGTCGGCCATTAAGTGGGCTGTTGAGTCAGGCGCATATCCGAAAGATCAGCCGTTTCTTGTCGTTGAAGATGACTGCAAGTTTGTCTCCGACGATTGGAAGGAGAAGCTGACGGAAGAATTGCAGCATGTTCCAGAGGACTGGGACGTAATTTACGTTGGAAGCTGCTGCGCGGCTCCGTACGAGGATAACAGGCACATCGGAGGAAACGTATACAGACTGACTCGGGGAATGTGTACTCACTGCTACTACGTCACTTATGAAGGTGCCTGCATGCTAATGAAAACCAACCAGAAGGTCTGGTGTCCAATCGACATCCAGATGCTGGTTGATTCGATTCCGTTTATGAAATTCTACGGAATTTTGCCGAGGCTCGCGTATCAAGATGGAGCAAATTTGTATCCGTGAATAATGAACAAAGAATTATGTTGGCAAAAAGTAATTGAAGCCAGAAAATCAATACATGGATGGACTTTTGAAGACAAAAGCAAATACATGTTTGATGTTGTTTTGGAAAAAAATCCATCTCTTGTTGTTGAAGTTGGGGTTTGGAGCGGTTTAAGCATTGCAAGTTTTTGTGCTGCATCATTGATTACAAAAACAAAAGTATTCGCAATAGATCCGTGGTGCGCTAACGCAATGTCTGAGAATGGATATAATTCCAGTCTTGGATATAATCAAGATGAATTAGATAAAGTCGCCATAAATTTTGAGTCAAACTTTAAAAACATAGGACTTGATGAAAATATGTCGATCATCAGAAAGACATCTTTCGATGCTTCTTTTGATTTTAAAAACGAAAGCATCGATATTTTGCACTTGGATGGGGCGCACACCGAATGGGATTCAACGCGAGACTTGATTGCGTGGACTCCAAAGATTAAGGTTGGAGGACTCTTCATTATGGATGACGCGAATTGGGAAACCATGAAGCTTGTCCAAGAGATTGCGCTTAAAAAATACGAGCATTCAACGTATCTGGAAGGCGGGAAAACGCGGGTATTTGTGCGAAAACAATGAAAGACATAATTCGGAGTCTGTCCCTCAAGGCGCTCAAGCGATTTGCAACGGGTGGCGATGGTCCGGCGGATCTTCTTCAGGAAATCGAAGATCTTCGCAAAACGCTTGAGATTCGAACCAAGGAACATGACGAGCATCTGACCGATGTCCGCGAGGAGCGCGATCATTGGCTCGCTCTCTACGATGAAATCAAATTCGCTGCCGAGTTTCTAATGAGCTACGCAAAAAATGACGTCCCCAAGCTGTGCGAACAAACCGATTGGGAGACTGGCAAAATCGTCCTGCCGCAGGAAACGGGGACGTACTACTTCAACCCGGCAATCATGCTCGAACCGGATGGTCGCATCATGCTTTTCGCCCGTCGCTGCCGTAACAAGCGCGAGAGGGACGAGGATGTCTACATCGAGAAGAACGACATTGTCGTGTTCGAGTTGAGTCAGGATCTTCGCGCCACAAAGAAGTCGCTGCTCCAGTTAATCTCCCACTATCCCCTCGAACAGTTCGAAGATCCTCGCGTCGTTAAATTCGGCGACAAGTACGGCATAAGTTGCGCCACATTCGTCCCGTTCAAGAGCTACGCGCACCAAGGAATGTTCCTTCTGGACAAGCATTTCCTGAACGTAGGCCGTTTCGACATGATCTACGGCAATAACTACGCGCAGGCCATGATCAACGATGGCCATGAGAAGAACTGGCTCTACTTCGTCCACGATAATGCGCCGCATATGGTGTATTCGGCCAATCCTCATGTCGTTGTGCGCCTCAATGGGCGTTTAGAGAAGGAGGAGGAATACGTCACCGACGAGTTCAATCCGCTCTGGAAGTTTGGCGAGGTGCGCGGAGGCTCCAATCCGATCCTGTGCGACGGCTTGTACTGGACCTTCTTCCACAGCTCGCTGCCGTGGATCAACAAAAAGCGCCGTTACTACATGGGTGCCTACGCTTTCGAAGCGAAGCCTCCTTTCCGCATCGTTCGAATGACGACGCTGCCGCTTCTGACTGGAACGAACCAGCAGGATTGGTGGCCGGGATTGCCTGCGGTCGTCTTCCCGTGCGGCGCATTCTTCGATAGCGCAAAGAATAAGTTCGTCGTCTCGTACGGAATCAACGACATAGACTGCGGTTACATCAAGATTCCGTTGGCCGACTTGCTTGAGGTGACGAAGGTGATTCGACCCAAGCGCGACGTCGTCAACAAAGAGAACCCGATCAAACTCGACGAGGTTCTCGATCCAATTCCGCAAAGACATAAACTAAAACGACACAAAAAATCAAAGTATGATGAACTGGCTAAGAGGCTCGACGAAGAACCGCAAGGAGATGGCGAAAAGCCTGATGGACTTGCCTGAGGTAGACATTCTCGAATGGACAACGGCTGGCCAACAGGCCGAACTTGCGCTTATTTTGCGAAATCCGATTCTTCGGATGGCTTTACGCATCGTAGCTGAGTCGATGCCGGTGCCTATGCCCTCCCAAGGAAGCAAGGAATCGGACATTGTTTTCGCTGCCGGTGTAACTGCCGGATACGCGCATTGTCTTGAAAACATTCGAAAACTTGCAGTAACCGACACAACGAGAGAACCTGAAGCAACATTTGAAAAACAATACTAACATTTTATGGAAGAACCACTGAACTCACCGACCGTTAACTCCGCGCAAACGCCTGATTTCGAAAGCTCGTTCATCGAATCTTTCAAGGCGAACACTCTTGATGATGCCGCCGCTGGAGAGGATAGTGCAAAAGCTTCGCAAGTAACCGAGGAGCCTAAGCAGAAGAAGCAAACGCAGCCTAAGTCCGACGCGAACACCAAGCTCAGCAAGTCTGAGATGGATATCGAGCGAATGTTCAGTCCGAAGGAGAAGGCTTCAGCTACCGAGGATTCCTCGGCTACTGATGACTCTGGCATCCCTGAGTCCATCAAATCCACGAAAGCCGCTGATGCTTTCCGCAAGATCAAGGAAGAGAAGGCGCAACTCTCCAAGCAGCTTGAGGAGATGAAGTCTGGCAAGGTCGCCAATCCGAACTTCGAGTCTCAAATGAAGATTTTGCAGGAAGAACGCGACACGCTTTCCGAACGTGTTCGACTCCTCGACATTGAGCGCCATCCCAACTTCGTCAAAAAGTACGACGGCAAGATTACCGGTGTTTTCGACTCGATGAAGACTGTTGTTGGGACTGATGGCGACAGACTTGTTGGCCTACTCAAGTCGCCTGAGAACGACTATCGGAACTCGCAGATCGACGACATCGTTGAGGGTCTTTCTCCCTCCAAGAAAGCAAAACTTGGCGCTCTCATTGTGAAATACGACGAGATTAACGGCGAGAAGTCTGCGGAGATGTCCGAAGCGAAGTCCGATTACGACTCGATCATCTCAAAGTACCAGCAGGACAACGAGGCAGGCACTCGCGCTGCATTGGAGTCGGCCAATAAGACTTGGACAAAGGTCAGCGAGAACGCTCGCGCTCTGGAAATCTTTGAGCCGCGTGAAAACGACGACGAATGGAACACGGAACTGACTGGCCGACTTAATCTCGCCCAGCAGATCTTCAATGGTGAGAACAGCGAAGAAGACCTCGCCAAGGCCGCTCTATGGGCCGCTGCCGCACCTAAATATCGCGAGCTTCTCTACTCTCAGGTCGAGGTAAACAAGCGCCTACAAGCCGAACTAGCGAAGTATCGTGGCAGTGAACCCGGTGTTACGTCGAAATCAACGTCCGGCGGCTCCCGTGCATCAAATGCGAATGGTTCGAAGAGCGAGGACTTCGTCACGAACGTCCTGAAGTCGTTAGGACGCTGACTTTACGCGTAGAAACAATTATCCCCCGATGGTTTTTATTACCAGCGGGGGATTTTCGTTGGAATCACTTACGATACGGACCACTTCCACCTTTATAAGGACCGCTTCCACTTGGTGCAGGCTTCGGTTTAACCGGAGGCTTCGGAGGAGGAGATTGCTTGTAAGGTCCGCTGCCACTCCCCTTAACAGACGGTGAACCTTTGTACGGTGCGTTATAGCTCATTGTTCCTTTGGTAGTGCATACCAGCCTTCGTGGATGATGATGCGGTTATTACTACGCACCGTTTTGCCGGTAGAGTCAACCACCCAAACCTTAGCCTTAACACTCTCAGCCAGGCGCACAGGCTCTCCATGGGGCACATAGACCACACGGGTGGCGCAGCCACAGCTAGACGCCAGACTTATCAATGCGATCCAGCAGCTTTTGTTTAAGCT